CCGCCGAGCGGATCTCGTTCTTGGCCTCGCCATTGGCGTCGGTGCCGACATCGATGCGGGCCACGAACTCGATCCCGTCGAGGTCGGCGAAGCCTGCGATGCGGCGCGCCGCCTGTGCCTGGGGCGAGCTGTCCTTGTCGGAGATCCCGCGCGCGGAGTTCAGCATGCCTCGCACGAAGCTGCGGCCCATGTTCGCCCAATCCGGCCCCTTGGGGCTGTACAGGCCGATCAAGGTGAAGATCTTGCGCCGGGCGTACGGGCCTTCGAGGATGGTGAACTCACCGTTGATATAGACTGCGCCGCTCGCCCCTCGGGTCGCGTAGCCGCCGGTCCAGCCCTGGCTGGGATCGTCGAAGCCGCCGGGCCGGATGCCCACGCGCACCTTGGCCAGCGTGCCTTTCGGGATCAGCGCAGCGTTCTGCTGGGCGTCGTTGTAGTCGTTCCAGGACGGTGCCATGGGATCAGCTCCTTGTGTTGGCGGTGGTGGACGGCGGGGCCTCGGCCGGCGCGGCGGCCGGCAAGGCGAAGGACAGGCGCTCGGAAGCGGGACGCAGGGGGCCGCGAATCTTCTCGAACAGGCGGCCGAGATGGGGCTCTTCCAGCATGTCGAGCCGACCGCTGCGGTCCTTGGCGGGAAAGCCCCAGGGGTTGAGCGTCTGGCAGACGAAGGCGCGGAACGGACTACCGTCCTGACCCTTGATCTGGGCGAGTGTCAGGACCTCATCGACGATGCCGGGCAGTTCGAGCCCGGTCTTGCTGCCCTCGATCTGCGGGCTGAACACGCGGCGGTTAAAGTCGTCGAGCTTCTCGTCGAGGATGCCGACGAAGATCACGTTGCGCGCCCGCGTGTGCTGCAGGTGTGTCAACCAGGCCAGCATCTCGCGGCCGTGCAGCCCGTAGGCGCCGCGGATGTCGGCCTTGCCGGTCCGGTCCGCGAAGGCCTCGGGTTGTCCGCGGCACCACTGGAAGCAGAGCCGGCCGGCGACGGTGATGCTGTCGATGAAGATCGTGTCGAACGCATCGAGCGACAGCGAGGGTGCATACTCGGCGACGATCGCCGCGTGATGGGCTGCCGAGTAGGGCTGGTCGTCACGCAGAGCCGGGTTGGGCCCGCCAATGAAGACGGCGAAGTCGCGGCACTCCTGCCAGGTACGCAGGCGGATCGTGGAGCCGGGCCAGTCCTGTACCGCGAGGTCGCCAGCTTCGAGATCCGCAAACAGCGTGGTCTCAGTCGGCAGGCTGAACAGCAGGGAGGTCTTTCCTTCACCGCTCTTGCCGAGAATGCACGCCTTCACGCCGCGGGCTTCGGCCAACCGCTCATCGGCGCTGACGATACGGAGGCTCATCGTGCGTCCTCCTTGAGGGTGAGAACGAAGCTCGGCTTGCCGGTCTTGACGGTGCGGGCCGGCGCGAAGGCGGTGCGGATGTTCTCGGGCCAGGCGGTGTACTTGCGCTCGGGGACCTTGATGGCGATGTCGACGTACTGGTTGGGATCGTCGCCGGCGGCGCGGATGCGTTCGACCACACCGGTGATCAGCGCCTGGTCCCAGTCGACGCGCTTGGGCAGGTCGGCCACGACGGTGACGCCGTCCTGCTCGAAGCGGACGGTACCGGTGTCCTTGCCGGCCTCGCGGCGCAGCGCCTGAACGTGGTCGGCAAAGCGCAAGGCGATGGCGCCATCGATCCAGTCCTTGGCTTTCTTGGTGGCGTCGAGGGCAGCCGATGCATCTTCCTGCAGCAGCGCCAGGTGTTCGGCTGGCAGCTGCGCGATCTCACCGATCGGCATGTGCCGGATTCCGTCCAGGGGTGGACGATTTGTATTTCCGTTAGACATCATCAGATCTCCCATGGAGGAATAGGGCGGCGCACATTCGGGGTTCGCCTGGTCGCGTGGTTCAAAGGGCCGACGGGCTCGGCATCGCCCTGCCCCATGACGGCCTCGTACAGGCGGTCGAGTCGCTCAGCTTCGTCGAGGCATTCCATGCCCTTGCGACGCATGAAGCGGCGGGCCGCATCGAGCTGGGCGGGATCGGCGATCAATTCCCTGACGGGCACTTCCTCGTCGCGCTGGGGCACGAAGTACGAAGGCCGCCGCAGCCGCCGGACGAACGACTGGAAGGTCGCATCGATCTCGCCAAAATCCGACTGGCCGGCTCCGTCGCGCACGCTGTGGAGCACGCGCTTTACCTCGGCGATGCACCCAGTCCGCAGCATGCCGGACGCGCCTTCCGCCTCGGCGGCGGTCGTGGTCTTGGGAAAGACCGCACGCAGTATGTGATCGACGATGCGCGGGGCACTGCGGCCGACCTGGTCGGCTGCCTCCCAGACATGGTGCGTAAAATCAGGCGTTCGCTTCGGCACGTGCGGCCTCCAGGATGGTGTTGAGAGCATCCCGACCGCGCGTCATCTTCGCGACGCTGCGTTCGAGCATGGGGGCGTCGAGGCAACCCGACAGAATGAATCCGGCGCCGTGCGCATCGAGGTAATCGGCGATGCGGGTACAGCAGCCGTCGATGCCGGCGCTGGCGTCGTAGGCGGGATCAGGCTGGTACAGCGGGTTGCGGGGGCGCCTCTTCGATCCGCCGCGCAGGCCACGCATCGCGGCATCCACCACCATCTTCCGCAAGGCCGCCCGGGTCGGCTCTTCCCCGCGGTCCAGGCGCTCGTCGAGCGTGCGCTGGACGATGCCGGGCTCCACCTTCTCCGCGTCGCGTAACAGGCGCGCTTCGTGGATATCCTTGCGGGAGAGGCCGATCTCGGCTGCTGTAGAAGGCCGAACATCGTTCTCGTCTGGAACGATGTCTGTCCGGACTGAACCTCGGGCGACTTCTCCCCGCTCCTGCGCGGCGTCGTATTCGTCGGCCAGCCGCAGCTTGGCGCGCGCCTCGATCTGCAGGGCGTGGGCCTGGGCACGATGGGCAGCGACGATCAGATCGTCATGGGCCTGCTTGGCTTTTGCCAAGCGCGCCGTACGCTTGGCCACGTCATACGCCAGCGTGGCAAGGTCGCGTGCTTCCAACACTTCGGCGGCATCGCGGGCGTTGGCCAGGGCCGCCGCCGCGCGATCGACAAGAGTCGGCAGGTACTGCCCGTTGGTTGACACGGTGGGAAGGTCCATCACGCGGCCTCCTGCAGCAGGAACGTCGACAGCGATGCGGTGACCTCGTCGGTCCGCGGCCGCGCGATCGCGATGTAAGTGAAGTCGTCGGGGCCGTTGCGCCGCTGAATCAGATGGACCAACCCCTGGGAGGCCGCCCACCAGGCGCGCCGTGCGACACGGGCGAGTTCGTGGCGCGCATCGCTCTTGGGAGTCTGGCTGTTGATACTGGCGTCCAGCGCGAGCAGGCCGCGGTGATAGACCAGCTGGGCACCCGGATGGGCCTGGCCGACCCATGCGCAGAACGCAGTCTCGGTGAGGCGCCGCATTGCACTGGGAATGGAATTTGAAACGGCCATACCCTTCTCCTACCCAGCGCTCTTGAGATGCGTCCCACGGATTTGGGTTAAGCGTAGCCGGGTCAGACGTTCGGCCAGGGCCGCGATGGCATGTTGGCGAGCGGTCATGGCACCCTCCGCTGTGCCGGCCGCGGGACGGCAAAGACGTCGGGGCGCAGGTGCTCCCGCAAGACGCCGGTCGCCGCCTCGACCGCTATCACGCGGTTGACCGGAACCCTGCCCCTCCACTGGCAGACCGCTTCAGGCGTGATCCCGATCCGGCGCGCCAGTTCGGTACCCGACCCTGCGGATTTGATGGCTGCGACCAATGCCGCGCGCTGCTGTGTGGCGATGTCCATTCGCCTCACTAACAGTTAGTTGGTTAATGAACAATAGTTAGTTTGTGGACAAACGCGCAAAGTTAAGGTCTGATAACGAATGCTTAGGAAAGTAATACGTGACGCACGACTGGCCGCCGGCCTTTCCCAGGCCGGCCTTGGCCATAAGCTTGGGCTGTCCGATGCCGCGGTGAACCACTGGGAGAGCGGCAAGAGCGAACCCAGCCGCAAGCACCTGGCCGCGCTGATCGAAACGCTGGGCCTCGACCCTGCAGTCGTCGTTGCGTCGTCCTCGGCGTCCCAGCCGGCCACGACCGCGGCCCCGGCGAGAGCGCGGCCTCGTGCGCCAGTGCTGGACATCCAGGACATGCCGCGCAAGACGCCGATCCTGGGCC